GTTCACCCGGTGTTCTTAATAAAAAGGGTGGGCGTAGGGCACGGAACTTTACGGTTCCGCATCTTGGTTTGCAAGATACAGTTCTTGCTGCTGAGGTGGCCGGTATTAGGGCTTTTGGTAGTCAGGATGCTACTGAGGGCGTTGCACAAATAGTTATGGAGAAGATCGCTACAATGCGAAACGCACACGAGGTTACTCTCGAATGGCATAGGATGGGTGCTTTAAAGGGACTACTGTTAGATGCAAATAGTGCAATGATCTACAACCTGTATACTGAATTTGGCGTAGCTGCTCAGGCAATCCAAGACTGGGATATGCATACAGCCGCCACAGAACAGGCTCCACACTGTACTGCCGCTCTTCGTTTGATTGAGACTGCTCTTGGTGGAACTCCCTATGACCATATTCATTGCCTTATGGGCGATGATGTGTGGGATAAGTTCATTGTCAATACTTCGGTTAAGACAGCATTTGAACGTTGGTCTGGTGGACAAGACGGTCAACCCGGTGCATTCTTGAGAAGTGATATGCGTAGGGGTTTCCCATTCGCAGGAATATACTTCGAGAATTATCGTGGTAAAATTGGAACGCAGAGTTTTCTGGAAGCTGATGAAGGATATGTCTTCCCAGTTGGTGCTCCGGGCGTGTTCCAGACCATTTATGCTCCTGCAGATTACATTGAAACAGTGAATACTGTTGGTCTTCCGTTTTATGCGAAGCAGCAAGTAATGAATTTCGATAAGGGTATTATGATTGATACTCAATCGAATCCACTTTGTATCTGTACGCAACCTCGCGTTATTGTTCAAATAAAGGGATCAGTTTAACATGGGTGATTATGTCATTCAAGTAGGTAATACCTCCATTGAGTCCACGTCAAATGTGAACTCAGTGGGGGTGTATAACCTCACAGCCAATGTCGTTCGCATGACCAAGGTTAATGGGGCTTTCGGACCTGCAGAAACTCCTGTTAATATTGTTCTCTCTATGCCTTGCTCCATTAACTGGTTAAGTGGTAAAGAGAAAATCCTGTTTAACAAGGAGACGCATGTATTGGATGGTGTTCTTTCTTGTAGGGTTCCTGCAGGGGTGACAATCGTGGTTACTGATAAGATTTACTATGACTCGAAGTATTATGAGATCCTGGATGTTAAAGATGTGAATAACTTAGGTGCTTTACTGCAAATTGCTATAAAAAGGATTAAATAATGGCTAAAATTCAAGACAATACGGCCAATGTGCTTCAAGAGCTAGAGAATCGTGTTACAGAAGCACTCAGCACAGTAGGATCGAAGATTGTAGCTACTGCTAAGAGGATAGTGCCGGTAGACACAGGTGCTTTGCAGAGAAGTATAGAAGATGAAGCGTCCGAGGGTGTATTAATGATTGGTTCCGATAAAGACTATGCAGCAAAGATAGAAATAGACCAACCGTACTTACGCCCAGCATTAATGGAGAATCTGGATGCTATAGCGAAAGCCTTTAGGGAGTAGAATATGAATGCTTTATTTACAGCAATAAGAACACGTTGGACTGCTGCTATGGGCGGTAGGACTCTCTATAATACAGAGGCCATAGGTGAAGCCACTTATCCGTATACTACTGTGAAAATAGTAGGTAACACAACGGATGATACCTTCACTGAAGATATTGAAGAGTATTTGATCCAATTTGACATGTTTAGTGATACATCTACTTGTGAAGAATTAGGAATAGCCTTTGAGGTGCTAAAAACAGCATTTGATAAACATCCTTTAGCTATTGTGGGCTATACAGTAATAAGAATGGATAGAGGAAATGCCAATATTATTCGAATAGAGAAGAAATGGCATTATGTGGTTACGTACAGAATAAAAATACAAAAGAATTAGGAGATTTATTATGAGTACAGTAGTTAAAGCTGGTTATCTTGCTGCAGCTTATCTTGGTGCGGTTAAAATTAGTGGAATAGGAACTTGGTCATATAGTGGGGAAACTCGCAATATGGTAGACAATGATGAGTTTGGCGATGAATATATTACACAAACCCCTTGTCAAGTTGTAGGTGGGGATATATCTATCTCCGGTCATTATCTGGTGGATACAGATGCAGGGCAGAAGGCAATTAAGACTGCTTTTGATGCCAAGACAGCAAGCACCGATTTGAAGCTGTACACAGATAAGGATAACAACATTTACCTCACGCCTAAAGCGGGTTCGTCTGTTATCTGCACAAATGTGAATAACACAGGCGTTGATAAAGCTGGGGTGGGCACTTTTTCCGCTACTTGGCATGTCAATGGTGAATTAGAGCAGGCAGGTAGTACTACAGTGGGTGCTGTTGATACTATTGGTATCCATGCACTTATTGCTACTGAAGCTTCCTTTGTTGGTGAATTGGTCAGCATGGGTGGATTAACCCCGTGGGCATGCTACTTTGAGTATGGCACAACCATCGCCTATGGTACAGATACAGTAGCAACAAAGGACGATCTTACTGCGGTTGGTCTGTTTGAAGGAACTTCCGGTTTGCTGGTCACTGCAACCACTTATCATTGGAGGATTAAAGTTACGGCCACTGCTGGTGCTGTTGTGGTTTATGGACCAGATCAGACATTTACTACGCCGTAAGAGTAGTATCAGAATAGCCCCACGGAGTAATGACCTCTGTGGGGTATTCCTAAAGGATAAGTGGTACTAATGAAAGCTAGTGAAACAAAGCAACTAAAGGAAATAACTAATAGGATATTAGACAGGTTGGATATTGGCTATCTTATAGGTTCTCCAACTTTTAAGGAGTTTATAGATATCTTTGAAGTAATATCTCTATTTTCTTTGTATACGAATTTTGATTTAGAGGCCACTCGTAGAGAAAAACAGACGTTAATTAAGAAAATTCAAGATAAGTAGAAAGGTTCGACAAATGATTAGATTCGACACTAAAAACGAAGGTACTTGGTTCTGGGTTGTAGAAGGAAAATTAGATGTGGGCATATGTCTTAGACCCCTTACAGATGAGGAGCATAGAAGCATAGAGAAAATTACTGTAAGAACCAAGAAGAAGGTCAAGCGTGGAGTGGCTTATGATGATGTTACTACGGATGAGCGTTTAGCAAGTAAGATGATTAATGAAAAAAGCATCGTTGATTGGAAGGGTTTTCTGATAGGGGATGATGAAGAAGAAGCAGAATGCAATGCTGCAAATAAAGTCCGAATAATGTTATCTGAGGATTTTAGGAAGTTCTATCTTGAATGCCTTACCAGTTTGAATGAGACAAATAAAACCTTGGACGAGGCTAGACTGGGAAACTAAAAAAAGTCGTTGAGTGGAGATGCAACCCCAAACAAAAGACTTGTGATGAGTGCCTTTCCATTTACGATGAGGATCACGATCCTCCCTGTGAAGACTGTTTTGTCGAATTAGATACGGGCAATGTTATAGCATGGAAGCTATATAGCCTGTGTCGATCGCAAGCACTTAGAGCAGGAATGGATGGCACAGTTGTAGGATTAGATTTTAAAGCTGTAATTGAGATATTAAAATTGTATGATGAATATTCCTTAGAAATGTTTGAACTTATGCAATTTTGTTGGGATGTAGAACAAAAAATAATAAGGAAGAGTAAAAATGAGTATCCGATTTCTAACAGCGGAAATAGAAATAGTAGTTAATAAAGATCAGGTCATAAATGATTTGGCAAAAATTCGGGCAGAAGTTGCTCGTGTTGATACTAATCTGTCCAAAAGTATGAACAAGCCAACCAAGGATCTTCAGGCTACAGTAGCTAAAACTATCTCAACTTTCAAACTTATGAACGGTTCTATTTTACAAGTTGAGCATACATTAGGAAAAATGGCTACTAAAGTTTTAGATTTCCATCGAAAAATGCGTCGCAACCTCACGATCTTGCAGAAGATAGGGCAAGTAGTCTTATTCCCCTTCCGAGCTTTTGTTAAAGGATCAACAATGGCTTCAAATGCTGTGGATCGAGTTATGCGGGAAGCAGAAATCAGTTGGGATAAGACAGAGAGTATTATAATTCGTGGTGCAAAAGCGATTGGTAGACACCTTAAATTTGCATTTTTCGATATGAAACCTTGGACTACTAAGCAACTACAATTGACAAGGGCAATGGAAAAGGCAGATGAGTTACATCAAGCACGCCTGATTAAACTGGCTTATGATGGCACAGAAGTAGCGAAAAAGGTAGCATGGGCACAAAAAGTAGTGGATCAAGAGGAGCAACGAATCGCTGAGCAGACGCTCGCTAATACAATGGAAGCGGCAAAACTTGGTTATGAAGAGATTGACAACAAGAATGCTGTGCTTGATGTAGTGAAGGAACTAAAAGAAAACAAAAACCTTATTTTACTGTCATCGAAGGAAATCCTTGATATTGAAGAAGACCTCCTTAATATTGAAAAAGAAAAGACCCAACAGACGATGGCACAGGTTCAAGAAATGATACGATTAGCTCAAGCACACGAAGCAGAATCTCCGGTTAAAGATAAAGATAATGGTATAGAATTAATGGATATTTCTGGCGTAATGGTAAACGCTTATAAAGAAATATTCAGTACAATATATGCTGCTGCTAAGTGGGCCTTTGGAGGAATATATGATATTGTTAGTACAGTTTGGGAAAGAATATTCCACATAACTAAATGGCGAGCAGCAGGCGTAGTTGCAGTTTTTACAGGTCTATACTATAAGTTAACTCAAGCAGCAATGGATGCTGAGGATGCTTTAGCATTTAATGAACTCGGTGCTACCAGAACTGCATTGCAGGAAATGCGAGATGCTATCACTGGACTTCTTGCCATACTTGGAAAACCGTTCCTTTCAGGTATTAGGCTAGTAACAGATGCAATCACTTCGTGGATAGAAGAGTCTAAACCACAGATCAAGCTCTGGGCAGAGAAATTCTCTGAACGCTTAGAGACCGTTCGGAATTCTTTCATGGATTGGATTATGTTTTTAAGAACTGACGTTCAAGGTGGTTTAGAAGTAGCTCTCGATGTACTTACAGAAGTCTTCAAAGGCTTTGGCGAGGTGATACTAGTGACAATGATCCATTATGGTAAGAAGATAGGTGCTGGTTTTGCTACAGCTGTTAAAGAAGGGGTAACGTATGCCTTAAAGAAGGTTCAAGACATAATCACGCATGCCCCTTCAACCGATGACATTCTCTGGAAATATCTTGAGTCTTCTGGTGTAGTAAAACATCCACATAGACCCTTGTCACCTTTCTCAGAAGGCCAACAGCTTGGAAGTGGAAAAAGGACTTTATCTGAAGGAGAACAAGAGATTCAGGATGAAAAAACATTAAGCAGGAAGTTAGAAACAATTGCTCGAATTCGTGCTGCTAACATAAAAACGATTTTAGAAGACATGCCGACTTGGGGTGAGACGGAAGCAAAAGCAGCTGAAAAGGGAGTAGATGTCGTAATAGAGACTATGGATGCGATGGCTAAACACCGTGCTATGCTACAAGCAGAAGGAGGTACGCTTGATGAAATGCGTCACAACCAAGCAATGATACGTTGGGATCGAGAGCAGAGAGCTATTAAGAAGGCAGAAGAACTTCAAAAGCGAAAAGAAGAGCAAGCACTCAATACACAAAGGAACACAGATGCTATACTGATAGCAATGGCAGAAGAGCGTTCTGCCTATGAAATAATGCAGCGAGAAGCTTTAGCAAAAACTGAAGAAGAAGCATCCAAAGCTGCTACTGCATTAGCTAAAGAAAGCCTTGATTTTATAAGGTCTGCAACTTGGTTAACATATGATGAAAAGATAGCAGCCATTGAAACTGAGATAGAACTTAAACGTTCAGTATGGGCAGAAGAATCTGAAGCAATGGCACTGTTGAACGAGGAATATCAAAGGTACCTGGAATTAAGAATTTCTGGTTGGGAAGCCCTAAGTCGTTCTCTTAAGACTTGGGCAAATGATGCTCAAGATTGGGGTAAGAACCTCGGTAATATTTTGACTAGCTCTTTTGATCGTGCAGCAGATTCCTTCGCTGACATGCTTATGAAACAAGAAGTTGATTGGAAAGCCTTTGGTGCTATGTTTATTAAAGAACTGCTGTCAATGATTATAAAGTTACAGATGGCTGTTGTTCTGAAAATGGCTTTGCAAGGTTGGAAAAGCGTTGGTGAAAGCTACACAGGTACTGCTGCCTTTTCTTCTTCATCTGGTATCACAGAAAGTCTGGATGTAGGTTATGCTTCTGGTGGACATGTGCTTGAAACAGGTATTGCTAAAGTTCATAGAGGTGAGGATATTATTTCTGCAGGTAGTGGAATGACTGTGAATGTAACTAATAATGATGCAGGAAATGTCCGGGTGGATGTGGAAGAAAATAAAGATCAGCGAACGATAAATTTAGTCATTAGTGCATTGCAGACACACGGACCTATGCGAAGAGCAGTAGGAATTGAATAAGGACCTAATATTATGGCAACATTCCCAGTGATTGTTCGTAAAGGAGCTATGTCTGGTTATTCAGAAACACATAGTAGTGATGCTATAAAGGTAGCAAGTAAGGCCAGTGGCCTACCTTTACTCAACAAATTGTTTACTTTTGACCCCAGGACATGGAAGTATACAGTGACTACGGTAACAAATGCTGATAAGTTGACGTTACTAACTTTCTATGATGCAAATAAGGATGTGCCTTTTGATTGGCTTAATCCGCAAGATGGCAACACTTATGAAGTAATATTTGATAAACCCCCTGTTTGCACAATGGCAGGATCAGATGGTACGAATATTTATTGGAAAATTAATCTAGTAATACTACAATATAGTCCATTGTAAAGGAAACATTATGTCTCTTAATTTTTATGGAGCTACTGGCTTAATTGGTGGCACAGACGGCAAGCTTGATGATATTGACGGTGCTGCACTAGCTGATGGTGATGCTGCTCTTGTTATCACAGCTACCCACACTTATCATTATATACTAGATGATGATTCTGGAGCGGGAGAAGCTTCTCCTGATATTATTGAGCCTGATGCCAACGGTGGGACAAAGCGATGGCTTCTCGTGGCAATGTCAGACCAGGATACATCTGCTACAGGCAGTCCTACCTTCGCCGGAACCACGATTACCAACTGTGCAGTCCTTGGTTCTAACTCCGCAGTCTTCCAACCAGCCGCTGACTCCACTACGTTCTTCCAAGTGCTCGACCAAGATGGCGGTGTTCCTGTTCTGAATGTTGACACCACGAATGAAAGAGTCGGCATCGGGACGACGAGTCCGAAAAGTCAATTACAAGTAGGGACAACAGCGACGGCGGCAACTGTCGATTCTACTCAAGGTCTTTTTGGTAATAATATTTATTATGATTCAGGTTGGAAATATGTCACATCGGCGGCTGGTTCGGCGATGCGTCTTAGTGCTACTGGTGATGGAGATATTAGTTTCCATACTACACCAGCAGGTACGGCTGGTACCGCCGCAA